TAATGTATTCCGTAAGCTCTAGTTCTACCCACTTGAATAGTTTTAGCTTCAGTAGTTACGTTGCTGGCTACGCCGTCTTGTGTAGATGCAAATGTTGTCATTTTTTCTCCTTAAAATTTTATGTGGGCCCGAAGGCCCACACTAATTATTTATTACGCGTCTGCGAATGGTGTTACAATCGTACTTGAACCAATTAATAAAGAATTGTGAACAAGATAAGTAGCTGTATCGATAGCAGTTACTTGCACAACTGAACCAACGATACCACCTTTTGTAGTACCATTTAAAGTTATAACATCATTAGTTGCAGCTGGCACGAAAGCTTTTTTAGCTCCATCATCAACAGCAATCATAATAGCACCTTTAAATTTATCAGTACCATCTGTTTTGATGTCAAGGTCAGTTGCTAAAGTTTCAACATAAAAATAGAAACTTGCACCAATGTTGTTTAAGTTATTTGGATCACTTCCTGGCCCTGCAACAGCAGAGTCTGCATTTACGTTGATTGAAGGTAAAGTAAATTTACCATCAGCATCGTTTAAAAGCAGAATTCTACCAGCGTGCTCTTGCACACTTAAAGTTGTGTCCGCAGTTAGTGATTTAGTCATTCCTGGTCCTAAATTGATAAAACCGTTTTTCGATCTTACCGGACCATCAAATGTAGTATTTGCCATAGTTGTATCCTCCTAATTACGTTCATGTAGTCTTTAGGCCGTCGACTATACGCGTCTACATAAACTTATATGTATAGTGATTATTTTATATACTAGATTTTAGTAGAGTGCAAGAGAGCCTGTAGTGTGGAGTGGAATTTTTCCAACGATGTAGCTTTTTATTAAGTAGCTACGGAAACTTGCGGAGCTGCATTCTCAACTTTATTAGCTAGATGCTCTTTTTTAGCTTCTGCTAATTTTATATGGTTTAAGATTTCTCTAACTTGTCGGTCTATCTTAACCATATTGAGAGTATATCTACCCTCTTTAAGATGCTCTTGCTCCCACTGTAGATCCAGACCCTTCTTTTTCAAGTATAGGTCGTTCAAGTGTTGCATCATCTGTTCCATCGATAACCTCCTCATAGGTTATTCTGTTAATCTTGTCACTATAAGAGTTTCCAAGATTTTCCCAAACTATACTTTTTTCTCCCAACTTGTCAAGTATAGCTTTTTCTAGTGAGGCTGAGTTATCTTCACACTCAACAATAAATTTAGCGTGATGTTCATAAGCCCAGATATTTACTAGAATTTTAGTCATTATTCTTTCTATCTTTGAAATGAGGCGGGATTGTGGCCCGCCTCAAATTTTTTAAGTATTAAGCGCCTTCAACGCCAAAGATACCTCTGTAGTCAGATACACCAAATCTGTATCTTTCTCTAGCTTTGTATCTTACGTTTCCAGTATCGAAATCACCTTCCATCGCTGTTCTGATTGGAGTTCTTTCGAAATACTTCATACCGTTAGGCACATCAGTGATAATGTAGAACGCATCCGTGTCAGTTAAGAAGTTGTTAACTCTGTAACCTTGTGGAATCATTCCCATTGACGCGATTGCGTTAATGTCATTATCAGCAGTTGACGTTCTACCTTGAGACTTCATAAGTCTTTCAGCAGTGAATTGAAGTTCACTTGGAACGATCATTTTAACACCTCTTGCAGCAATTTTTAGACCTCTTTCGTCTGTCATTGCAGCAATATCGATTAATGATTGCTCTAATGAAGTTTCATTCAAGTCAGCTTGAGTTGCTAACGTGTTTGATACAGTACCCGCGATTGTTGGGTGAGCAGTGTTAAATAAAGAAACACCGTCTCCAGAATCAAAATTATCCGTAGTTGGTAAACCTTGGATAAGCGGATCTACTGCTTTGATTTGTTTAGTATTTGCCATGGATCTAGCTAATGCTTTTGTATATCTAGACGCAAGTCTGTCATACAAGTTGTCCTCGATCGCTTCTTCAGTGATCGCGAACGCAAGCGCAACAGTTTCCATAGTGTATCTAGCTGTGTAAGTTTCTTGAGCATTGTCAAAAACTACGCCAGAACCTTCTGGTTTAACTGCAGCATTTGCAAAACCAGATAACATAACTTCTTCTTCAAACGCCCTGTCTGAAGTTTCTGTTACGTATATCTCAGCATGCTGATTCTCATAACGTTTGTATTCCAGTCCGAATAGTGCATTCAGGCCTGGTTCTAGTTCTTTAACTAGTTGTCCTCGTGATATAGCCATAATTGTTCTCCTATTCTAACTATTATATACCGTTATTTTTAGCGTTATACAGGTGCTCGTTGATCATAACAACAAAGTTCAAATTAGCAGCGCCAATTGTATTGTTCTCTACATCAGTTGAGATACCTGTTACTTTTAATTGAGCCGTACCAGTTGTAGATGTACTGTGATTAAGTTCTGATTTAGAAACATTATTCGCAGAATCTCCAGCTGTTACTTCGATGTTGAAATTCTTGAACACATCTGTCTGCGCGTGCGCAGTAGCTTTGTTCGATTGAATCTCAAATCTTTCGTACGGATCATCAGCCACGAAAGCTTTAATATCACTAGCCGAAATTGAACCCGGATAGTTATTAGCAAACGTAGGCTTTGTAGTTGTTGGATCAGTGTAAAAGACACCATTGAGTGATCCAAGAAGGAAAGCTTCAGAAGCTGCAGCTTGGTGAATTGTACCAGCCGCTGTTGCTGAAACCGCATCTTGGAAGAAGATTTGAGTAGTATCACCAGATGATATACTGTACTCTCCTAAACCCTGGTTGTCTCTATTCTGACCGACTTTGCCGATAGCTCTTAAGCCAAAAGCAGCGTCTTTGTTTGTTTTTGCCATAGAGGCCTCCTATTATATGTACCTGCCCCGAAGGGCCTCCAGTACGGGTTTATGTTATCTCGATGGTTTGTGAATTCCTAAATTAGGATTTCTTTGAGCCACCAAAAGTAACACGCGATTGTCTATCAATATTGATAGGCATGCTTGGGTGCTCTTCCTTCATAAGATCGTTATCTGCTGCTTCAACTTTTTCTGCATGCTGTTTAGCATAGTATTCTTGTCGTTGTTGCGCGATCTCTTCCGGTACCCTAGCGAGCACTAGGCCGCCAACACCGATGGTCCCTTTATATTTTCCGTCCTCTACGATTGGATAATCAGTATCTGGATATTCGTCAGCTCTCACTAATTCATATCCTGATCTTATTCTTCCAGCGACGTTTTTAGTGTCTTGGAATCCTAAGGATTCAACTCTTATCCATCTGTGCCTAAAACCTGTAGGCGCCGGTGGAGCATCTAATGCTGATGGTGGAGACCAAACTTTTTTGTGAGAAGTTTTTTCTCTAGTTTGACTCGCACGAGAGGTTTTTTTATCATTATCTTTTTCCATATGCTTAAGCCTCCTTCGTGATGTTTAATTGTTTCGCATATTCTTCAAGTGGCACACCTAATTTTTTAGCGATTGCTACCTGCGATGGTGTGAGCCTCACAGTTTTGCGACCAGATTTGGTACTTCGCTTCGCTGAAGCTACTGTTTGTACCGGAGCAGGTCGTGTATTTTCTCCCGAACTATCATTATTAGCAAATTTGTGCGGGAATTCAAGTCTTATTCTTTTGTCTATTTCAGAATAATACTCATCACTTGATGGGTCAAAACCTTCTTGTTCTGTCAATTTTTTATGAAGATCAAAGGCTGTATAAGTCATCGCTGTATCTTGACCAAACCATGTGTTTCTTTCACTCCATGCTTCAGCTTTAGGATCAGGTGCTTGTGCCCTTGGTTGTCTTGTTAAATTAACTTCAGGTTTTGCAGGTTGTTTTTCTAGGTTCTCCCTAGCGAGTTTAGCTTCTTCAAGTCTAGCTTTCTTAACACCTAATTCAGATATTGCCTGCATAGCTTCTGCTTCAGCCGTTAGATCATTTGCTTCTCTAGCTGCTGCAAGTTTTGCTTTTGCTGCTTCTACACCTGATGTAATACTTTCTTCACTTGTTTTAAGAAAGTTAGGTTCTATTTTGGAAAGTTTAGCTTCAGCTTCTTTTTTTGCTCTCATCTGTGATTGAGCATAAGTTAAAGCTTCGTCTTTTTGACGTTCAGCTTCTCTCCATTTTTTTGTTAATTTAGCTATTCTCTTTTGAACGCTATCACTGTATTGTTCTAATTCTTTATCATCTTTCTTTTCCTCATGTCTATCTTCGACAGAGTTTTCTTCTTCAACAGCTCTTACTGTTGGCTCTTCAACTGGAGCTTCTTTCTGTTCTACTAAATCTTCCTCTTTTGTTTCAGGTACATCGACGTCCATTGCTGGACCGGAAGTATCGAGGTCAACTGTTTTTTTCAGATCGTCTGTATCTGGCATAGTGTTCTCCTTCTATGTTTAGTATTGATGAAGTATATCTTCGGGGTTATCTATAGTTGCAAGTACTTCATCGTCATTCAGCAAACGTACTTCACCCCCGTCAATTTGAATTCTTGATCCTGCATAACGAGCAAAGATCACCCAATCACCAGTCTTGCACCAGGGACCTTCAGGGTATCTATCTTTATCGTTATAACAATCTGGACCTTGTGCTAGTACAAGTCCACATGTAGAACCAACTTGTTGTTTTTCTAAAGTCTCTTGACCAAAGATAATTCCACCTTTAGATTTTTCTGCCATCTTAAAAGGTAAAATTAACATTCGCCACCCAGTTGGTCGTGGTAGCTTATCTGATTCTTTTGATTTTAAACGCTCGTATGCGTCTACTTCTTTTTTGTTTTGTTCTTTATTTTCTTTGTCGTACTTCTCAGCCAAAGCATATTTAACCTTTGGTGTCGAGT